GTACCACACCCACACACAAGCACCTTCCAATCTCTCGCAATCGTTAGCAATCTCTTCACTTTCCATTAAATAATCAATCAATCAAACGCAATCAAATGCGCAATCTGTAACCCGCTTGCCTAAGTCGCTGAGCGTAGGAGTAAAGTATCGGCAAGCGTGGAGAAAATTGGGTTATCGACGGGGGGTATTTTAATATGGGGGCGACATGTATGTAACTATCAACCCAATGATTTTTTCTAAATATAGTCTCACTATATGAGATTATCTAAAACTATTTTATGGCCCTAACCAGTATAAAATACTAGCTTTATACAATGTGACATAACTCACAGGAATAAAAGCGGGACGAATGACTAATTTCCCACCTTATACTATATAGAGAGTATTTAAATACCACTACTACGCCGTGGCTCCGCCGCGGCTTATAGACCATCTAACACTCTGGCCATCGGCTATGCCGTGGCCTGTATTCTTGCCATTGGCGGCGCACAGCGCCACCCATAGGTAGTTTCCCTAGTGACCACCATAGGCCACCTTCGGTGACCAGAGGTAACCATAAATTTAAAGGCGGGTGTATTCTATGGCTAAACCATCGGCTAATAAATACAAGATCGCCCCAGAGAGCCAGCTAACCGCGACTCAAGCCAAGCAGACGATTGCTGAACTTGTACAAAAAGGCTTTTCAATCGCGGATGCAGTCCGCGCGACTGGCAAGTCAATTAAGTCCTATGAGTACTACCGCATGTCGGATACTCAATTTAAAGAGGCGATTGACCTAGCCCGCGCCGTAGCACGTCGCGAAGGCGCGATTAGCGAAGAAGACGCAAAGATCAGCTTTGAGGACTTTAGACTCAAGTACCTCAACTCCCAGACTTTTAATCATCAGAGAAATATCATCTCGATGCTAGAAGAGGGTAAGCCCTTGTGGCTTCACGGGAACATGAAATACGAGCAAGGTTTTCCAAACTACGTCCTCGTTAACATGCCACCTGAGCATGCCAAGAGCATGACCGTCAGTATTGACTACATCACCTATCGCATCTGCGTAGATCCTAATATCCGTATCAAGATCGTCTCCAAGACCTTGACAATGGCAAAGGACTTTCTTTACGCGGTCAAGCAGAGGCTTACACAGCCCGCTTACGCTGAACTTCAACGGCGCTATGCTCCAGCAGATGGTTACAAAGAATCATCTGATAAATGGACCCAAGACGCTATCTACCTAGAGCGCGACTCTGGTGAAAAAGATCCAACCCTACAGGCACTGGGTATTGGTGGACAGATCTATGGTGCTCGTGCTGACCTGATTGTTTTGGATGACTGCGTGACCTTGGCTAACGCCAATGAGTACGAGAAGCAGATCCGATGGATCCAACAGGAAGTTCTGACCCGTGTCGGTCCAACAGGTAAGATTTTGGTTGTAGGTACTCGTGTAGATCCTATTGACCTATATCGTGAGATGCGTAACCCTGATCGTTACCCAGATGGTACTTCTCCTTGGACGTATCTGGCTATGCCAGCAGTATTAGAATTTGCCGATGACCCAAAGGATTGGGTTACCTTATGGCCACGTTCAGACAAGCCTTGGCTTGGAGATGATGCTAGTTTAGGTGATGACGGTTTATATCCCCGCTGGGATGGGACTAACCTACGTAAGCGTCGCGGTGTACTAGACCCAAAGACTTGGGCTATGGTTTACCAGCAGCAAGATGTTGACAGTGAAGCTGTCTTCGCTCCTGAAGCAGTACGTGGATCAGTATCGGGTATGAGAGCCATTGGCCCTCTTAATCCTGGCGTTCCTGGTCACCCAGCAGCAATGAGTAGTTCTTATACCATCTGCTCAATGGACCCAGCCATGTCTGGTGATACATTCTCCATTGCCTATGCAGGCGATAAGAATACACAGAAGCGTTATGTGTTAGAAGCAAGTCGTATGCCTGCTCCTACACCACAGCGTATTCGTGAATTAATCTTTGAATGGACAGAAAAGTACAAGCCATCTGTTTGGGTTATTGAGAAGAACGCCTTTCAGTTGTTCCTTACACAAGATGAAGAGATTAACCGTTTCCTAGCATCCCGCGGTATTCGCCTTGTTCAACATTACACAGGCGCAAACAAGATGGATGCAGAGTTTGGTGTAGCCTCAATGGCTCCCCTCTTTGGAATGATTGACAAACTTGGTAACCATATCAAGGGAAGCAACCTTATAGATTTGCCACGGTCCGACAATGAAGGCATAAAATCGTTGATCGAACAGCTCATTACTTGGTCCGCTGGCACTAAAAATAAACAAGATGGATGTATGGCACTCTGGTTTGCAGAAACTCAGATGCGTGATTATATCAATCAAGCTGGAGCATATGGTGGCTCCTTCATTAAAAACCCATTCCAGACTCGTGACCAACAGGCACGTCGTAGGGTTATTAACATAGAAGACTATCAGCGCGAAAAAGAGAAGTTAGCATCTAACGGGGGTTACTTATAATGGCACTAACTGTAGATCAAATCGGAGATAAACTCCGTAAGCTACGTGCACATTACTTTACACGTGATTCACGTTATGATGATCTATTGGCGATCCGTCAAGGCAAGATTGACCAAGTCTTTCCTGGGATGTTCTCAGAAGACTATCCAAAGCCAATGATCGCAAACTTCATTGACGTTGCTGCTCGCGACGTTGCTGAAGTTATTGCCCCACTTCCTGCTTTCAATTGCATGACAACCAACACCACTTCAGATCGTGCTCGTTCTCGTTCAGATAAGCGCACCATGATCGCCGCTGGCTACCGCGATACTTGTAACCTTCAGACCATGATGTACACAGGTGCAGATCGCTACCTTACCTTTGGATGGCTACCGTTCCTCATTGAAGCAGACTATGAGAACAATCGCCCAATGATTCGCATTGATTCTCCCATTGGTGCTTACCCAGAGTTTGATCGCTTTGGTAGACTTGTTTCATATTCAAAGCGTTATGTTAAGACAGTACGCGAACTTATCAATGATTTTCCTGAGCACGAGACTGTTATTCGTGGTCAGTATGAAAACCGTAACTCAGAGCGCATCCTTGAGATGTATCGCTACCAAGACAAAGAGCAACTTATTCTTTTCTTGCCAGAGCGCAACAACTTTGTTCTTTCACAAGTTGAAAATGAACTAGGTGAAATTCCTGTAGCAATTGCTTTACGTCCAGGTGTTGACTCAGATGAGCATCAACGTGGACAGTTTGATGATATTATGTGGGTACAGGTTGCTCGCTCACGTTTTGCCTCTCTTACTCTTGAAGCAGCACAGAAAGCAGTACAAGCACCGTTTGCTTTGCCTTCAGATGTTAACGTCCTTGAAATTGGACCAGATGCAACCATTCGTTCTGCTAACCCACAACAGATCCGTCGCGTAGATCTAAACCTTCCACCAGGAATTTTTCAAGAGAATGAAATTCTTGACCAAGAAATGCGCACTGGATCACGTTACCCAGAAGGTCGTCTAGGACAGCAATCAGGTTCTATCGTTACAGGCCGTGGTGTAGAAGCGCTTATGGGCGGCTTTGATACACAAGTCAAAACAGCACAAGGTGTATTTGCTGAGACATTTAAAGAAGTTATCCGTCTATGCTTTAAGATGGATGAAAAACTATTTGGTGATATTAAGAAAGAAGTACGCGGCATTAATGCTGGTGCTCCTTATGTTGTTAACTACACACCAAGTATTGACATTGATGGAGATTATTCCTGTGATGTAACTTATGGCATGATGGCTGGACTTGATCCAAACCGTGCTTTGGTATTTGGACTACAGGCTCGTGGAGATAAGTTAATCTCACGCGACTTTTTACGTCGTCAAATGCCTTGGGAAATGAACGTTACCCAAGAAGAAGAGCGTGTTGAAGTTGAAGAACTACGCGATAGTTTAATGCAAGCAGTTGCATCTTATGCTAACGCATTGCCACAAATTGCTATGCAAGGTGGCGATCCATCTAAGGTTATTAATGCAATTGCAGCAGTTATTGTTGGTCGTCAAAAAGGCGATCCAATTGAAGAAGTTGTCGCATCAGCATTTGCTCCTGAACCAGCACCACAGCAACCGCAAGGTATGCCAGGTATGCCACAACCAGGAGAACAACCACAAGCACCTGGAGCACAGCCAGGGCAACCACCAATGGGTATGCCTGCCCCACAACAAGGTCAAGGTGGCTCTGCTTTACAGCAACTACTAGCAGGTATTTCATCTTCTGGAGCGCCGCAGCTTGCTGCGTCAGTTTCCAGACGCTCACCCGCCTAACGTTACGAGTGAGAAAACCAATTCCCTATAGGAGATAAAAATGGCAAAAGTAGCACCAGCCTTTAAGTCTAGCCTGCAATCAGCACCTGTTAAGGTTGCTATGCAAGGTGGATATGGCTCATCAGAAGCAACAACACAGAAGACAAGTATCCAAGATGCACCATCAGTTAAGTCAACTGGTACATCAGATATTAAGTTTACAGTACAGCCTTCTGGCACCCGCGGATCAAACCCAGGCGCTAAGTAATTAAATGAACGAAGAGGGTGACAGCTACGATGGAGTACTCTCCATGTGGGATGTTGTTGCCCTCTTTGCTCATCTTGTAAAAAATCTATTTGCAAGTTTTGAAGAATTTTTTGATGTATTGAGCAATATGGCTCTACATAAAGCAAACGTCGTAGAAGATCAAAAACTATTTCACGATGATGTTGTCCGAACTATTGAAACTATTACAGAGGGTGAGTGATCATGGCAGGCAAAGGCGGCTATCAAGCACCAGCTAATCCAGCTCCAGTATCAGGCCCAGGTTCTTTAAGCCGACGCACCGATGGTGGTCCAGGATCAAAGCAAGCGCAACGTTATGTTGCTGGCATGCCTAATTACGGCGATGGTCAAGATATGATGCAAATTCAAGGTGGTGCGCCAATGGCTGCAACTCCATCTCCAACTCCTGTATCTGCTGCACAAATGGCTCAGAACGCGCAACAGCAACAAGCGCAAGGACAACCACAAACTCCTGTTACACCACTTACTGCTCCAACAGCACGTCCTAATGAGCCAGTTTCTGCTGGCGCAAATGCAGGACCAGGACCAGGAATGGCTGCACTTGGTATTACACCAGGACAAATGAATAATGCTGGACAATCAACAAAGCAAATTGTTCAAGCACTAGCATCTCATCCAGACGCATCACCAGAATTGCAAAAACTGGCACAATCATTGGGGCAATAATTCATGGCCCTTACTCCATCAACTCCAGTAAGCGGAGCTTCTAACACAAATTTTGCAAACAAAGCAGTTGCTGATCATCCAGCCGCAGCGCAATTAGCGCCACAAGAAATGAGTGCCGCTATTGCTTCTGGCAATCAAGCGTCAGTAGATGGCGTAGCAGCGACTACAACTTTTCAACCTGTAGCACAAGCAGTTTCAGATCACCAACAAATGTACAATTCAAAGTCTTGGTGGCAAAGTATTATTGGCGATGTTACACATGTAGCAGGCGCAGCAGTGCAAGGCATTAGCAAAGTCCCAGTTTTGGGCAACCTACTTACATGGGCAAATAAGCCTTTGCAAGAACTTCAAAAAGACTACAAGTTTGTTCATGCTCTTTATGCTAATGGAGATATTGCTAGCGGACTACTTGCAACCCTTGGTGTTGCAGCAGGCGGTTTAGTTGGATCACTTGCTGGCCCAGAAGGTACTGTTATTGGTACCGATCTTGCGGCAGCAGCAACTCGCAACCTTATGGGAAGACTTATCCCAAATGCACAAAACGCATATAACAAGTCCAATGATCCAAATTATCAAGTTTCTTTTGGCCGTGATTTTTCAAACGGTCTTTCAAATGTACCTGGCTTTGGTTTTCTTAAAGATACTAATCATGGCGTAGGTCAGTTTGTATCTGGCGTAGCAGATGCTGCATTTGATATTAATTTAGATCCACTTGCTAAAGCAGGTAAAATTGCTGGTAATCTTAAAACTGGCAAATATGTTGACTATGCCACAGATGCAGATGGCAAACCTTTGCTTAACGCAGAAGGCAAGCCAATTCAAATTAGCAC